CCCCAAGTATTACCAAAATCTTCCCATGTATCAAAATCCCCCCAAGTCCCAGTTATTTCAGCTTTTCGTATCTTTCGATATTTAGTATAGAGCATATTGCAAATACTCCTGTCTGTATTATAATAAATTAACAAACTTTTACAAGAGGTCGTGTATGATTTTATCAGTTAATAATCAAATTTACAATTACCCTGATATTGAAAGTTATGTATTAGGTCAATTGTTATCTGTTGAAAGTGCTTATTCTCGCAGGCTCACATCACTTATTCGATATATGCAAGAATTAAATGGCGAAACTAACATCCCAGATCCACCATACGAATGGCAATCAAAATTCCTCTCTTCAATGTTCTATCAAAAAATCTTCTTTGCCTACTTCTATCTTCGTTCCTTCCTTGAAAAAGCCTTCGAAAACCTCTTCACCATTGATACAGACAACGAACAACTACAAATCCTCCTAACCAAAATCTTACAGCATTACATCAAAACCCTCAATGTTAAAGATGCTCTATCCAAAGTCCTTTTCTATAGCCTCCTCTCTGGCTACGGATTTATTTACATCACATACAACGAAGACCTCAAACGCTTAGACCTACAAGTTATCAATCCTTTACATTCCAAAATCACACCTGATCTCAATTATGTCTGCATCACTGAATACTTACCTATACCTGAAGCCATACGAAGGTATAACTTAACATATGACCAACTTAAACCTTATATAGCCCCACAAGATGATCCAGAATATTCAGTCCTTACATACCTACAGAAAGTTTACGATGATAAAGTTGCCCGCATTGATAAATTCTATGGTATTGTTTTTCTACCTAATGATATCATAGCCCCACATCTTTACACAATTCTTAATAAAACTAAGCTCATCAATGCCGAAATAATGCCTGATAAAATCACTCCTTTTGTCGTCGAATTTCTTTATGGCGTAAATACTCAAGTATCCTATGCAGATTTAGTTTATCCGTATTATGTTCAAGATACCATTTTAACCCGTGCCATATTAGATAGTGCATTAGTTAATCTAACGCTTGGTTTCGAGGTTGATACAACAGTTATTGAAGAGGATAGTTTATCTGATGAATTGAAACCTTGGAAGATTTTTTATACTCGTGGCGGTGGCGAAATCCAAGCTGTTCGTCCAATCAAACTTGCAAACTTTGACCCAAATGCTTTACCAATTCGCAACCTCATTCAGAACGAAGCCACAAATGTTTCGGCAATCACAGAATTTATCATGGGTCTTCCATCCTCTCGTTCAAGAGTAACAGCAAAGGAAGTCTCTCTTAAAACACAGCAAACCCAAATGACCCTTGCCATCTTCATCGAACGCTTAGAAACTGTCTTCATTTCCCAACTTCTTACCAAACTCCTCTACTACATCATCAAATATGAAGCACCTAACCTACAGCAACTACTTACCCCTGAAGAATTGAACCTACTTGCTACTATTACTCCCGATGATGTTCTCTCACAAATCAAATTTAAAATCCGTGGTTTCACAAATGTTGTCCAGAAGAACGAACGCCTCGAGAAAATCATGTCCCTCCTCGAACTCTTTGGTCAACTTAACCTCTTACCTATCCTTAACATCGAGAAACTCATCCACGAAATCCTCTACACACTTGACCTACCACCAGACATAGTAGAAGTCAATAAATTAGCTCAATTACTACAAGCAATGCAACCCGCACAAATGGAACAGCAACAGAAAATCAACGAACTCCTTGCCCTCATCTCTAAACTATCCAAACACCCATCTATGGAGAACATCGACATGCCCAAACTCCTATCCGAACTTACTGGCGTGCCTATACCTAAGAAGAATGAAAAAGGAGACTAACCCATGACTAAACAACCCGATAAACAATCAAACCAACTAACCCTCGATAAAATCAACCCAGAACTCCTTAATACCAAAATTTTGCTCGCTCTCCTTAAAGCCTGCCAAGACCTTGAACACATCTTCGCCATCCGTGCCAAAGAATTAGCTTACGACGACACCGAACTAAATTTAGCCCTACAGAACCTCAATCAGATTATCACATTCAAAGAGAAACTCGTCAACCTAATCGAACGAACTCAAGCCATCCAAAATCTTGAACAATCAAAACTCAAACCAATCAATGAAGATACTAAAATAGCACTCGAAATCCTACAATACATTCAGGACACCTACCAAATCAAACCTAAAGATCTGCTACTCTTCATCCTGCACAAATTAGACCTTGAGACAATCAAACATGAAATCCAGTCAATAAACTTACATACTTCTCCCCAGCTTGTCCATCAATAACCCTAACCTAATATACAAATCATTGAGCAACCTTTGCACAAACCAAGGCACTATCCATGTCCTCTGATAAATCTCTAACTCAGTTAATATGTCCCTAAGCTCAGCCCGAACTTCTTCAAATATCGTATCAATAAACTCATCAACAACTTCCCTTACATCACCATTGTCAGAAAAATCACTTGCTTTCTTACTCCTACGACCCATAAATCACCTCCTTCACCATATTATACCACAAACACTCAAAAAATCAACCCCTGCATAAACAAACCTACAAATCTATCAATAAACAAATCAACAACCAAATCAATAAACCCACCACCTTACCCCCGGCATAAACGACATACAGAGGAACCCCACCCCCGCTGGGGCTTTTTCATTTGACCGCCGACCCAAAAATTTATCCAACTTTATAATCATTCTAATTTCTATCTAATAATTCTTCTAATCTAATATTTGTTCGCAAATCGGATCGATAATTGTTTTAATTTTATAATAGTTCTTCCAGGTGATAGTTTATTTATTAATTAATTTACCGAAGAATAAAAGATTATCTTGGTTAGTTCCTGATTAGAATAATTATAAAGTTAAAATAGTTTTAAATAGGATAGATAGGCAGACAAAAGAATTTTTGAAAAAATAAGAGAATAAAAGAATAGATGAAAAAAGAAAAAAATAAATAAAATAACAGTTTAAAAAATCGGTTTTTGGATACTTGACATTTTTAAAAATGATGGTTATATTAGTAGGTAGAATAAAAAAACAAAAAGGGGGTGCGGTTATGATTTTAGTAATTAGTGATTACAGTTATAACTGCGGTGGGGTTCTCGAAGGTTCTTATTTTCAAAGTTTATTGTATTATCAAGATGGTCAATTTTACCGTAAAAGTAAGGAATTCAGTCAAGACCCTTCAAATATTTATCCATCCCATAGTCTTCCAAAAATTCAAGAATTATCCGAAAATGAGATATTAGATTATAGTAATTTTTTACCAATAGGAAGCGACTTATTACTTGACATGATAAAAGATCCCGACAATGTTTATAAGTTTTATAGAAACCCTTATCGAAATATTCACAGTTATATTTTAACAAAAATCATGCGACCTTATCAAATTGACTGGTAATGTATCCAAGCCTGGGTCCATATGGACCTGGGCTTTTTTATTTATCCAATTGTTTAGTTTTTTAGTAAATTATATTATTTTTATTCTTTTATTGTTTTTATTCTTCTATTCTTTTAATCTTTGGTAAACAAATCAACTTTTCAATTCAGCGGTCTTTTAATCACTAAAGCAAATTATCAGTCGGTCGCCAGGCAAATAATCATATTATCAAGTAAACAAATAAACAATACAGCGGGCTCAGGGTCTAATCAATTATCCTATTATTAGGTAAACAATTCAACAATTTAAGTAGTCGCTAAAATAACATATTATCAGGTAAATAATGCACAAATTCAACAATTCCTAAAAAAACATATTATCAGGTAGATTAATCACAAATTTAATAATTCAGGTGGTTGCCTGCCTAAGTCAATTATCATATTCTTTAGTCAACAATATAAGATTTTACAATTTTGTGCACAATTCCCATATTCTTAGGTAAATATATAAACAATATTCTTTAGTCAACAATATAGAAATTGACAAGTTTAAAAAAATTGTTTAGTTATTTGGTAAATAAATATATTTATAAACATATAAACAATAAAACAAGCTAAATATATAAATATATAAACAATACGATTTGGTCAAGAATTGGGTGCTCCGTAAGTGCCTCAAATTATGTAAGAATTGAGCGATAATCATTAGTAATAAAGAATAATTCTAGATTTAGAACTATTTTAATTTATAGGAATATATGAGAAAAGGAATTCAAAAAATGAAAATTGTTATGAAAATATATTTGTGAAAAATTTCACAAATGAAAAATTAATGAAAAAAAAAATTTCGAAAAATCATTTCTCATATATTCCTGCTTTTTAGAATAATTCTAAATTAGCATATGGGTATGGGTCCAGGTATAGGTGGGTTGGATTGGTTAGGGGTATAGGTTTGGTTATGGTAGGGGTATAGGATAGGGCAGGGGTTTGGTTGCATGTATATTTGAAAAAATTGAAAAATTAAAGGATTGGTTAGGAAATGCGAGGGTAAATTGGATAATTGGTTATGGTATGGATTTAAGGGGACTTGACATTTTCAAAAATGATGTTATTTTAATAAGTAAAAAAATTAAAGGGGGTGCGGTGATGATGGTGGGTCAAAACAAATGGATTAGCAAAGCTAAATTAGTAGCAATGGTTCCTTTGGTTTCTTATGATCAAGATCCGGGTGAGTGTTTTTCAATGGTAAAGATTTATCACGGTTTCAATGGACATGTTTTTTATGTTTATGAACATTCGGATTGGGTTTATTGTCCTTTAGAAGACTTTCCTATTGATAATTGTTCTGATTACGATACTTATGGAGGCTGCCAAAATTGTCCTAATGCAAGATGTTTTATTGAGGATGAGAACGGGCAAATAATTCCTGCACGGTGCATCACCTATCCAGGTATGTAATCATTCATGCCCAGGCCTCGGTTCGGGGTCTGGGTTTTTTATTTGTTCAATTATTTATTTATCTGGTCAAGTTTATCGGTTTAGATCGGGTCGGCGGTCTATTGATTAGGTCCTGGGTTTGTTCAGCTGTCAATGTTAAGTTATCTGGTAAAGAATATTTATTTATGTGGTTATTAATTCTGACATGTGGTCTTGACATTTTCAAAAAGTATGTTATATTAAAAAGAAAAAAGCTAAGGGGTAAGCTATGAGTAAAGAAAAGGCAATGGTTGAGGCGGTGGTTGATTTAAAGGATGGGGTTATTGAAGTAAAGATTTTTGCTTCAGAAGGGTTAATTAAGGAATTTTTAGAAGAGTTGCAAGATGCTCAAGAGCGGGGCGAGATTATTATTGAAAAGCTTGAGATAAAAAACTAAAAGGGGGTTGAGCGATGATTGAACGGGTTATGGATTTATTAAAAGGTAGTTATTGGAAGCTTGATTTATCACGTGTTCGGTTCACAAATTTGGAATTGGATTTTTTAAAGGAGTTCTTTAATGTATCGGTCGAGCGAGTCATTGATGATTTGACCATAGAAGAGCGGTCGTTCTTAGTTTTAAAGAAAAAACAAAAATACCTAACAAATCCTTACATTAATTAAGGGGTCAAGCTATGACTGAACAAGAAAAAAATGAAAGGAAGCAAAGAATTACTGAAATTTTTAAAAATTTATTTGGTATGGAACCTTTTCATTTTTACATTCATAGAGATTATTTGAAAGATCGGATAGAAGAAAGGTTTGAAGCTTATCGGTGTTTTCAAGTGTTTAATGTTCAATTTGAGTTGTCTATCATAGAAATGTATAACTTTGATAAATTGTTCGAAAGAAATTGTTTCTTAAAAGAAGATTTAAGTTATCGAAAATTTGGTATGAGAATGTTTTGTATTCGGTTTTACATTGAAGACTATAGAGTTGAAATTTGGATCGGTATCTTTCCTTTTGTAAAAAAATAAACCAAGGGGGTGCTGTTATGAGTAAAAAAGTTAAAACTCAAGAGGTTGTTAAAACTGATGAGGAGCTTAAAAATCAAGTAAAAGAAAAGCTTGACAAGGCTATGGATCAAGTTAAGAAGAAATCATTTTGTTGCTTTATTATCGATATGCCGCTTCCTAAAAAGAAATCTTCCTAAGTAATCCAGAGCCCAGGCGTTCCTGCCTGGGTTTTTCTATTGTTTAATTTTTATATTCTTTAGTCAATATTATTGTTTATCAAGTTTTAAATTTTATCCTGGGTCAAGGGGTCTGGCTGGCATGGTATTAAGTGATCTATTTGAAAATTTAAGATGTTTATTATTCAATCACTCGGGCATTATATTGCGGGGTTGGTCAATTATTTGGTTTGATCACTATGGCATTGTATCCGTAAAGGGGTTGATTTTTCAAGCGATTAAAAGACCTCTTGACATTTTTAAAAAGTATGTTATAATATAAGCAAAGAAAAAAACAAGAGGAGGTGGGTTATGATGGTAACCAGTCAAGACATTCAATATTGGATTAACAAAACAGGTGAGGAGTTGGGACGGCTGCAAAGATTTACCACAGAATTTAATAATGATATAGAAGGACGATTGTTTGATGCCCGGGAAATTTTTCGAGAAGTGTTCGGATTTGAAGCACATAATTCATATTTTAGAAATTCTTGTGTGTTTGCAAAGACAATATGTGAACTTGAGCATGCAATTTTTCTTTATATTGAAGATTTTGAAGAAATTGAAGAGCAAGTATATGTTAAAAAAATTGAATTTGTAGTTAAAGAGTCAAACATAAATAATAATAATGGTTGGAGGGTAGAAATTGAAGATGAGGATTTTATAAAATGGCAAAAAAAGATAAAGAAGTGGGGTCGGTTCTACATAGCAGAAGTTAGATTGTATTTGTCTAGAACTATAGTGAAAAAATAAATTTTTCTTTCCAGGGCTCGGTCGCCCTGGGGTTTCCTTTCTTTTTCTAATCTTCCGTGTGGAATTTTATTTATTAATTGATTTGTAAAGTCGTTTGATGTTTAATCACTATAGCACTATAGCATTTGAGCGGTTGGGGCGGTTAGTAATTATTTAAAGTGATTATTTAATCACTATGGTATTCGCAAGGGTATTGACAAATTAAAAATTTATGGTATAATAAAAGAAAAAACAGAGAGGAGGTGAAACTATGGCAGAGCTTAGAAAACTTAGTTTAGAAGAGTGGTTTGAGAAGTTAGTTTTGAATGTTCTTCCGTATGAAGTTTGGTTGCAATGTTCAGATGAGGAGCAGGCTTATTTAGTGTTTCAGCAATATATGCGTTCTCCTGAGCAGTCATGGGGCTGGAGCTGGGGGTCTTGGTTGTCTATTATTTTTGATGGTGATGATTTTTATGATGCTTTGTCGTATGAAGAGATGGTTGAATTAGATGAGAAACTATTAGATTATGTAAAAGAATTAGCAACAAAAGTGCCTGAAGAGAGGAGAGAAGAATTAAAGAAGATGTTGTTTAGTTAAAAAACTAAAATAAAGGAGGCTTAACTATGGCTGAGCTTAAGTATATAACCATATGGAAAAATGGTCGTTTGGTGTTTATGAAAAGAGAAGATTTTGAGCGTCGGGATATTATTCGGCGAATTATTCGGAGACTAAAGCGGTTGATTAGGAGATAGGAGGGTAATTATGTTTAGTAGTTATGGGAAGTTCCCTGAAATGTGTCTTGAAAAGATTGTAGAGCGAGCGATTGAGGAAGGAAAGCTTTTTGAGTTGTTGTTTACGGAAGAGGGTAGAAGGCTTTGGGAATGGCGAGGGGGAGACAAAATAAGAGATTTAGTAATGAAAAAGTTAAAAATTAAAAGGAGGGCAAGCTATGAAAGTAATAGAAGCGGTGAAACAAATGATTAAAAAAACAAAAGAAGAAGTAAAAGAAGAAAGAAGGAAACAAAAGCTTATTGAAAAGTTCAAGGAGATATTCGGATTTAAACCTGATCTGATAGTATGGACTGATAATTTAAACCTGAAAGCTACTTATAGAGTAAATGTTAGGGAGTTAGATGATGAAGAATTTGATTGTTTTGTAGAAGGTAAGCAAATAATCGAAGTTGCGTTTAGGTTATGGGAAGAGGAAAACGATATTGGTTACGATCCAGATTGGAAGTTTTCGAAGTCGAAAGGTTTATCTGTCAATTGTTACAGTTGGATACGAAGATATGGACAGTATACAGCGTTGGTTGAAGTAATAACAAAAAATTAAGCGAGGAGGTGTGGACTATGTTTTATGTGTTGAATTCTCTTATTGTGCCTGTTGATTTTAATGAGAGGGATCGTTACATGGTGTTTTTAAAAAAGATTAATTTAACGGAAGCTCGAGGGATTTTATCCGAGGTTGATTTTACATCGGCGGTAGGACATGAAGCAACTGCTAAAGTTTTGAGTGAGCTTATTGGTATTAATATTCCTTACAATCGAATTGCAGTCAAGCTTAAACCCGGTGATATGTGTATACATTTTGCATTAAAGACGAGATTGCCAGAAGGTAAGGTATTAACTGAGGAGGAGTTGAAGCAATTGAATTATGAATTTGTTTTGAGCATGGTTTGTTAAGGAGGCAACGGTAATGAGTGATTTTGAAAAGATTTATGCCTTTATTGTTGAACTTGAAGAAAATTTAATAAAAGATTTAGAAAAAATAAAAGAATGGCAAAGGCAAGCGAAGGAAAGGGTAAATGAGAGTTTGAAATTGTTTGGGGATGCTTGTTATGGAGAACTTGAAGCTGCAAGTAGATGTCTTGGTGAAATAAACGCTCAATTAAAAATTATTCAATTAATTAAGAAAAAGATTGAAGAAATAAAATAAAAACTTCAGGAGGTGGTTATGCAAATAGACAAGTATTATGTGAAGATTAGTTATTTAACTCCAGTCTTAGCATTGAACCCAGCGACAGATTTAGCACAGCAATATATTATAAAGAAAGCAGAAAAGGAGCTTGAGAAACTTGAGAAACAATTGAAGAGAGCAAAGAAGGAAGAAGAGAAGCAATTGATAGAAAAAGAGATAGAACGAATTAGAGCTGACCTTGAAGCTAAAGAAGAACTACGGATAAGCGAAGAAGAACAAAAAAGTAGGTTACAAGTCTTCGCAAGGACCCCTGATGGATTTTTAGCTGATTATCACTACCAGATTAAAGGTTTTATGAAAGAGGTGGCATTGCATTATTTGCAAGGATCATTGAAAAACCAGATTTCCAGATATGTAGATATTTGTCCTGTTGAAGAAACGGGGGATTATAAAAAAGATTTTTTGATACCTTATTTGAGAGATGGACAATTGATTAAAGAGCCTGATAATTTGTTATCGAGATCATTGAGGAGTTGGACATATGGTCAGTATATTGTTACGATTGTTTGGTCTGAGATGTTAGATTTACCTTTGGAACAGGAGTTCATTGTTAAAGTGTATGGTGGTAAGCTAACGGATAAACAGATTTTGGATATTTTTACGAAGGGGGAGAATTGGGGCAAGAGTAGTTGGCGTGGGGCTAAATATGGTCGGTTTAAGGTTGTTGAGTTTGAGCGAATATATGATGTGAAGAAAAAGGTTTTATCGATAAAGAAAAAGGAAGAAGGAGAAGAAAGGAGGTGATGCGAGAAAGATCTGAAGTGACCTGATTGGAGATGAGCTAAAGAGGGAAACGTCTCGAGGGGCACTGAGTAGAAAAGGATGCGAAGGGAGAGGACCAGAAGCGGACGAGAGGTGATGTGATTAGAAAAGGATAAGAAGAAATGGAGATGTTAGGATAGGGAAGGAGACGAGTTGGAATTGAGAGGAGTTGAGTTGATTAGAATTTGATTTGAGATGATTGGAAGGGACTGGAAAGGGTATAGAATAGAAGTAATCTGAACAGAATGGGATGAGACAGGAGGAGATTTGATATATACATAGGAAAAGCACTGACTTAAAATGAGACGATTGGAGTAGGAAAAGAAATGACTACACACGATAAGAAGCGAATGTATTGACTTTTTAAAAAATTATGGTATAATAAAACAAACTTTTAAGGAGGTGGCGAATGTTGAAAGACAGAAGGAACTTTATTTTTAGATTAAGTGAGGCACTTCAGCAACGGATAACTCAACATCTTACTCGGACAAATAAGTCGATAGCTGATTTGATTGATGAGGCAATGGATAGAATGTTTGAGAAATATTCAATTTATTTAACTAATGAAACGGGGGCTAATGCATTATGGCAACGGAAAGCTAAGGTTTTACGGCTTGGTTCATCTGTAGATAAAGAGCTTTACAAACAAATGCTTAAGATTAGTGAATTAACTGGGCGATCAGTTGCTGATTTGATTAAGGAAGGAATATGGGAAATAATAAATGAGGAGGGCTAAAAATGTTTAATGAACTGAAGCTTTTATATGAAGTTGTAGAGCATAATAATTTTGAAGAGATTGTTAGAAAATGGAAGGAAAGGTTTTTGAAATTTTATGCTATTATGTATTGTGATTATCAATATGAATGGGAAAGGGTATATAAGACATGTTTGTTTTTAGAGGCGATGTATGGTTCTGAGTTAGCTAAGAGTTATTTGTTTTATGATGATACAAGATTAGAAGTTAA